AAGATTAGACCGGTGTTTTTGAATTTCGAATGTTTAATTTTTTTCATTGCCAGAGTTCTGCTTTTCTATAAATATGTAATCAATCATCTAACAACTGATTTTCATCTAATAGTCCATTATCTTTAGTTTTTTTATCTGCTGATAAAGTCTCTTTGATAATTTGTTTAGTTTTTTTTGCAGGCATTGAATTAATAATAGCATCAATATTTAATTCATGTTTTGATTCAAATGAAAGTGAATCTTTTCTGCTCTTTGTAGTTAATTGATTATTTGACTTAAATGTATTAGACAAATCTTTTATTGATAATGGGTCTCTTGTAAAATCAGATTTATGTGTTCCATATGTATGAGATTCAGGAGGTCTACCGGTGCCGGCGACAAATTCTTGTTCTTGTCCTGGTAATAGTCCTTTATTTGCTACATGCATTGAAGCAATATCATGAGGTGTCCCAAATGATGTATTTGTTTTCTTAGGATCATTACCTTCTGATTTTATTTGTTCTTTTCTAAAATCATTTTTAAAGTCTTCAACTACTTGATCCTGTTCATACTTCCATTCAGAATCTGACATTTTAAATATATTTTCATATATATATCTTTCTGAAAAAAGTCCTGAATCTTTCATATCATTTGCTAATGACAGTTTCGCTGCTAACGTTTCAACTTGTTGACGTTCATATACTAAAGATGGATTAGTTAATGACAATTCAAAATCTATTAAATCATCATCGACAAAACCTTGAGAATATAAATGTATAATTGCAATCTTAGTTAGTTCAGAAATAAATACTCTTTGAATACGTTCAATAGTTCTTGCAAAACGAACATCTTCAGCTGCCAAAGTTGCCTTTCCTTCAACACCTTCATCATATCCTAAAAATGCCTTAGGCACTTTAAGAGCTGCAAACAATTTATTTTTTAAATAATCAATATCTTCAATTTGACCATCGTTACCCAGTCCTGGTAGAGCATCAATACTTGTACCAGATTGATCTCCTCTTACCGGCAAGAAATAATCTTCAATAGCATTTTGCATATTGAATTTAAGATTGTAATCTCCAGTCTTTTCATCGATATAAGGAACTTTTTTCATCTTATTTATAATAGACTGTATGTGATTATCTACTTCATTTGGTGGAATATTACCAACATCAATTTTAAATACTCTTCTTTCCGGTGCTCTCATTATTCTGTGAATCAACATTGCATCTTCCATCAACGTCAATTGTTTAAATATTTTTCTAGCAGGTTCGATCATTGATTTACCATATGGTAAAAAATTGGTATCTGACATTAATCGAAAATGAGCAATCTGCCATGATTCAAACTGTGACATCGATCCGCGCGTACCGGAGCCATGACTATATGTATTCTGCCCTTCTAATATAAATCGATAAGCAAAAGGATTATCAGGATCAAAACCTTCTTCTCTTCTAATTTCATATGCTGATAATGGAACAACGTTAACTATACCTATTTCTTCTTCAATATCCAAATGTAGATAAAAATCACCATATTTACAAGCATTTCTTATCCATGGCCATAGATTGTATTCTACATTCATGATATCAAAAAACAAATTATATAGAATTTTTTGTATTTCTGGATTAGCTGTCTTTATAGTTAAGACATCTCCATCTCCATCCTTTGTTGTAGATTCATCCGAATATATGTCTAAGGCTGAGGCAATAATCGGGTCCATATCCATGGCTTCATAATCTGTAAACATTTCTATCTTTGAAACGTGATAATTAGCATTTTGATTGTAAGTGGATGTTGCAAAACCTGGTAGACCTCTATGTAGTCCTGAGAATCGATCGACATATCGTTTATTTGATAGATTACCATGTGACTGTAATCTATTTGTATCGACCGCTTTTAGCCTGTTTTTTGAAATTCTCCTAACTACCACATTGGTAGAAAATAGACGAGTAAGTCTTGCACGTAATGATTTATCAGCCATGATCTGTATTTTATTATATAAATATTAAATTAACCAAGTTAGATCGTTATTATCAGAATCGCCGGAATCCCATTGCCAACTTTTCTGAACATCTTTTGTTGATGTATAAACACCAGATGATTTACCAAAATGATTAAGTGATTTTCTAGATAGATCGATACCTTGTTGATATAATCGCATAGCAGTATCACGTACCCATAATGCAATTCCGAATGACATGACAAGATCATCATTATAGCCTCTCTGAGCTTCAGCTCTGGAACCATTCCAAATGAATACCAAAAGTTCGTCTATCAATCTTCGGCTGTGTACAACCGGAGATTTTTCTCTGAAATATGTTTCTAGTTTTGAAATTAGTAACGGTCTGGTTTTGGATGTGGTAGAGAATCCAGGTACCTTTTGAGATTTATTTTTTAAATCATATCCTTTAGATAAATGAACATCTTCATCTACATATGCATCCTGTTTGTATGAATAATATAGATTAGGATAATTTTTATCAATGGCAACCTGTATAACTGCCCATCCAATATTAGCATTTTCAATTACTAAGAGAGCATTATTCCATTCAGTAGCGACTGCTACTAACATGTTACCATATTCAGTAGTGCCGATTTTACCTTTATATTCTGCTACCTGTTTGACATTATCAATATCAAGAACATGAAATGCTGAATAATCAGCTCCATCGCCCCGTGCAACGTCAGCAACTACCACATAGTTAGTAGAATAATTGGGATAGTCCCAAATCCAATAATTTCCATCAAATCCACGCTTCTCTACTGGATCTTTTACATAGGTTTGATCATACCATTGTAAGATTGGACCATCTATAACTGTATGACCAGACGATATGAAATCACAATCACATTCCTGTGCTGCCATTTTTTCTCCTAGCAATGATGTTTGTTGTCGACGCCATTCTTCATTACGTTCTGGATGAGCAGTCCAATGCAATTTGATTGGATTGAACTCACCTGACGCTTCAGCATCTACCCATGTTTTATGGAACCAGTTACCAGTACCATTAGGAGTGGACAATGCTATACAACCTCCACCGGTGGATAACGTTTGTTGGGCTGATGCCCATATTTCGCCAATGTTACGAATAAATGCTGCCTCATCTATAACTAACAATGACAAAGCTTCTGATCTACCTGCAGTACCTGTAGATGAGACTGCTTTAACCTGAGAACCATTTCGTAATCTAAGAGATAATTTATTATCCTCATCTGTAGTGCCTTTCATCCAGGTCGGTAAATTTTCATGCATTACTCTAATCTTTGTAACCAAATTCTTTGCTACCTCCTGAGTAGTTGCAATGACCAATACATTAAAATCTGATTTGAACAACATGTTCCAAAGAATAAAGCCAGCTGACAAAGTTGATATTCCTAATTGTCTAGATTTCAGTATAATATTATAGCGGTTGTCTTTGAAATCGTTAAGAGTATCCTGTTGAAACGGATATAAATTGAAATACATCTTACCTTTGGTAGGATGTTGAATTACACAGTATTTACGCATAAAGTGAATCGGATCAGTTGCCGATTTTTTAAACTCATCTCGTATTATCTGTTTAAGTGATTTTTTTTCTGACATAACATTTTTTTATCCTAAATTATTATTATCAGTTTTTTCTTTATCAGATTTTGTTAAATTTTTTCTGATAGTTTCTTTTAATTCACCATAATCTTTTTGCATACGCTCAACAAATTGTGTGATATCAATATCATCTGATCTACCATCTGCATTGTGCCAATATGCTTCTTTGACTTGATCTTTCAGAATATCAACTTCAATATCACAATCTCTGAACCAAGCTTCTGCATTATCTAACATTATCTTACGTTGATATTCGTCCCACGCTTCCGCACCTCTATTTTTTATTTCACGTTCTTCTTTCAGAACACATGAAAAACATTTTTTACGCTTGAAATAAAACTTTAAATTCAAACGCTTTTCATCGCCTTTCATATATTCACCACATTCGGGACAGTCATCCGGAGCTGTTAACACATCCTTGATAGATGATAATAATGAATTAGCAGCTTCTTTAACACGATAACCTTCTTTCTGAGTCCATTTGTGACGAGTACCTTTGGCATCAGTTTCATACCATACCTTAGGTTTGCCATCTTCAAATCTCTCAACAACATCCATGTCCTTTTCAGGACCTTTAGAGAATGTAAATGTTTTTCTAGTTTGAGTTCTATGCTTTCCTGCTAACAGATCTCGAACTGCTTTAACGTTTTGTAACTTATTGGACATATTATCTAAATTCTGATCTGAACTTCATACGAAGTCTATTCTTAGCTGTCTGATCTAATGGTAAAGAATCTAACATTGCAAACACAAAGTCTACTTGTTGTGTAGCAGGCTTGCCTTGTAATGCTCTTGTTAACATTTTGAATGCCTGAGTCTTTTCCATTC